ATTTGGACTAACAAATGTATCATTATTCTTTAATGATAATAAATTACTCATAGCCATATAACTTGTTTTTTTTATATCAACCATATGTTCTTTATTTATATTATTTAATATAAATATAATTAGTATTAATAAGATTATTACATACATATATTTATACTTTTAATTAATAAAATAAAAATAAAATTTGAATATAAAATAAATTATACAATTAAAGAACAATAATTATTAATAAAATATGTCAATAGAACATAAATCAATAATTAAGACTGTTCTCAAAAGAGAATTTAATAATGTTTATAATATATCAGAATTTAATAATATTCTTGAAAATATCTACAAACATTCTAAATTATCTGATATGAATATTAATTTGATATATAAAATAGTATCTAAATATATATCTTTCAGAGATGATAAATTTATAATCAATACTAAAGAACCATCTTATTATACTTATAATGCTGTTATTCAAAAAGTATTTCTATCAGATATTAAATATATACCTGTTAAGAAACAAGTTTTTCCATCAACTAAACACTGGGTTCATGATATTCAAATAGATGATGATATATCAGATAAATCTGTACAACGAAGAATTGAAATATTTAGAAAAATTAGTTCAGTTGAATATCCAGCACAACGGTCTCCTCAATGGTATTTACAACGAGACCAAAAAATAACTGCTAGTGATATTGGTTTGTGTTTAGGTGATGACCATCATAATATGGTTTATAGTTTCTTAGTTAAAAAATTCAGATCTGTTTTTACAGATAATCCTGCTACTTATCATGGTAAGAAATTAGAAGCTATTGCTACAATGATTTATGAATATCGTATGAATCTTCATGTTGAAGAATTTGGGTTATGTCATCATCCTAAATATTCTTTTCTTGGGGCTAGTCCAGATGGTATTGTTTCAGAATATAAATATAATCAACAAAATAAAACTAATTATGTTGGTCGTATGTTAGAAATTAAATGTCCTATTTCTAGAAGAATAAAAATAACTGGTAATATTAGAGGAGATATTTGTCCAACTTATTATTGGGACCAAGTACAAATTCAATTAGAATGTTGTGATTTAGATGAATGTGATTTTTGGCAATGTGATATTAAAGAATATGAATCAAAAGAAGATTTTATTATTGATACTGATTTAAATCAACCTTTTAAATCTAAAAAAACTGGTAATGAAAAAGGCTGTTTAATCCAACTTCTACCTAAAGATAAATTCGTTCTTCATGAACCAAATATTAATGATGATGAATATAATAAATGTGTATATTCTAATGCTCAATTTTTATATCCACCTAAAGTAAATATGACACCTTATGAATGTGATGTATGGATTACAGAAACTCTTAAAAATCTTGATACTATAAAACCAAATTACCAATTAGATAAAATTAAATATTGGTATCTTAATTTTTCATTTTGTCAAACAATTAAAAGAGATAGAGAATGGTTTGCTAATAGTATTAATAATTTAAGTAAAATGTGGGAAAGAGTAATATTTATTAGAAATAATTCAAGATGTAAAGAAATATTTCTAAATTATCACGATAATTATTTACCTGAATGTAACGCAGATAAAAATCCGGAACATTGGAAAGATAAATATCATCATGTTAAAGAAAATAAAAATAAATTTATGTTAGAAATGGTGGATAAAATGATGGACCTTAATAATAATCAAGATAAATTAAATAGATATCTTAATACTCTAGAACACAATCTTAAATCTTAAAGTTTTGTTTCATATTCATCTTTACTTTTTTTTGTAAAATCTACATTTCTAAAAAATATATTTCTTAATTTATTTACTTTTTCATCTTTAATATTTTCAGTACAAATATCTTTAAACTGTTTACCTTCTAATAATTCTAAGATTAAATTTAATGAATACATACCACATTCAGAATTTCCATATTGATGTCTATGTTTATTATGAAAAGCTTCTACTTTTTTACCATATTCTTTAGAACTAAAATCAGCAAATCTCCTCATTAATTTTCTTACAGCTGGTTCTGGTGGAATCCCATATGAATCATAGTAATATACAACACCTTCTTTAACATCATAATAACCTGCTACCCAATGAGAACCTTTTTGCCAATGTTCATCTAAATTAAATATAATTCCAAATTTAGTAATTCCATCGTTGACATAATCTTTAATATTAATATCTTTTAATCCTAATTGAGGTAATTTATCAAAATCCATTGGTACTGCTCCTAGAAATTTAAATTCAGGATATACTTTTTCATATTGTTCCATTACATCATTTAAATGTAATGTATTTAACCATTCAAACTGTCCTTTAGGTCCTTCTGGTCTAAATGTATGTTTTTGTAGTTCTTCTCTCATAAATTCGTTCATTTTCTTAACAAAATCTTGTTTTGTCCAACAGAATTGAGTATCACATTTATATATTCTTTTTTTAATCTTTTTTAATAAATATTTTTTATATTTTTTAGGATTTAATACTTCTAATCTATCCTGTAATTTTATCTGCTTATCTGGATTTGCTAAATTATAAGCTTTAGCCATTTCTATTAATACAGGTAATTCTATACAAGAACCTTCTTCAAATGATACACCAGGAGCACACTTTAAATCGCCATTATCTGTAGGCATTATTTCATCAGTAGATACAGATTCTTCAATATTCGCCTCTTTATCATCATTTTCTATTTTTTGTCCTGTTATTTGATAAAAAAAAGTATTATAATCTTGTTTACTCATTTATATATTTAATTTATAGAAATATTTTTTTATTTATTATAAAATTTTTCATCCATAAGTTTAATAAAATTATTATGATATTCTTTTCTATTAGTTGGTCTGATTATAATCGGTTTATTATCTATCACAAACCCTTTAATTTTTAAATTTTCATCTATTATAATTCCATCTTCGTATTTGTAATAAAAATTATTTTTGAAATTAAATTTTTCAAGAATTAACTTATTTGGTCTTATTATTTTTTCTAGAACAATTCTTATAATATTAGAACGTTCTTTCTTAAGGTCTGGATATTGTTCTATAATACTATCTACTAATCTTATTTTATCTATATCAGTTAATATATGAGATGCCATTTTTATTTATATTAGTACTTATATATCTTTTATATATCTTTTATATATATATTTCAATTTTTTTCTGTTCAAAAAATTAAATTATTTTTAAATATTATATAAGAATTTTAGTTTCTCTATATTCTAAAATTATAAAATACTATTTCTCCCCCCTCCATGATATATTTTACTTAAAATGATTTTAATTATATATTTAATAATCTGTTTTACTTTTATTAATAATATTATTATTTATGAATATATTAATATTTAAACTTTAATAACTTTTTTATTAATCATAATTAGTTTTAATGGTTATTTAATAGTCTAATATACAAATATGTATAAAATGGTGTGAGTATTTTATATTTATATATATATATTCTTTTTTATAATATATACAAAAAAATTTTAGTATGCTTATATATATTTATTATTAAGTATTATTAAGTATTTTTTCACTCACAATAAAAAAGTCTTTTTTTTAATTAATATTAGTAGCCTTTATAACATTATAATTACACAACGATTAGTATAAATAACTCTAATTTTATTTATATAAATAATTATATATTAATAATATAATAATGGATGAAATAAGTAAGTTTAGTTTAATTTGTACATTATGTAATAAACAATTTAAAAGTAATTACTTATATCAAAGACATATAAATCAAAAAATCAAATGTAATATTATACCTATCAAAAAAGAAAAACAAAAATATAATTGCGAATCTTGTAATATATTATTTAATTCTAAATATTTATTAAATAAACATTCTAATAGTAAGGTTTGTAATAAAAATAAAAAAAATATTAATAAAGATATGATAGAAAATAATAATATGTTAACTATTTCACAAATAAGAAAAAAAATTTATAATTTACAATTTAAATTATTACAAAAATATAATAAGAGTTTATCTAACTTAAATTTTACTTGTGATTTTTGTAATCATAAATATAGTAAAAAAGAAAATTTAACACGACATATAAATAATAATTGTAAAGAAAAAAAAATAATAGATAATGATATAGAATTATTAAAAATAGAATTAAAAAAATATAATAAATTAAAACTAGAAATATTAAAAGAAATTAAATTAAAACAAGTAACACATTGTAATAATAAAATAAATACACAAAATATAACTAATAATATAACTAATAACAATAATAATATAACGAATAATAATCTAACATTACAGATACAAATAAAAGACTTTGGTGATGAAGATGATTCATACATAACATTAAATGATTATAAAAAATGTCTTGAAAGAAGATATCCAGGATTATTTGAATATATTAAACTTATACATCTTAATATTAATGCTCCACAAAATCATAATATATTATTAACAAATGAAAGAAGTAAATTTANNAGAAATTTTAGATAATAATATGTGGAGATTAGAAAGAAAAGCATCTGAATTAGATGGTAAAGTAAATCCAAAAATTATAAATAATCATAAAGAATTTAAAGAAATATATTATACTAATGATAAAGAAATTATTAAAAGAAATAAAGATAAAGTAGAAAGTATGTTATTGGATGACAAAGATATTATTGAAAATACTCATAATAATAAACAATTAAGACTAAAATAAATTAAGTGCGATGAATACCACATTTTCATTTTAGCATCTGAAGTACGCTGGTCATAAATTTGTTTAGCATATTGGTTGTACAAAACACCAGAATGTACAATATCAGGAATGTCATACTTATTCATAATTTCATAATCTTGTAGTTTTTTATTATAAATAAGTTTTCAAACCTTTCTTTAGCCTTAATATATTCATAACCACCATAGAAATTTTTAAATGGTGGTAAATGTAATAATTCAATATTTACTGTTTTAATTTTATTTATCCATATAGATAAATTTTTATTATATAATTC